GGAACCTGGGCCGTATAAAGAATACCACTAGAAAACCATAAAGAACCTAGCCAGCGACAGGAATAAAGAGAGATCCGCAGATGGTGCCTTACACGCGCAAGCGCGACGGCCCCGACAACAATAGAAGTAACCAAACAAAACCAGGAGCCAGAAATGCGTTACCCACTAGAAAACCCGCTACCAAGAATAAGCAGCACCTTCGGGTATCGCACAGACCCGAAGACCGGAGCGCGCAAGATGCACAACGGCATCGACTACGCAGCGAAACGCGGGCAGGCCATCTACGCGATCGAAGACGGCATCGTCCTCGAAAGCCGCGTATCAACAGCCCCTAACGGCGGGTACGGAGAGTACGTCAAGATCAAGCACACCAACGGCGACGTCTCCATCTACGCACACATGACAGAGGGCAGCCGCCTAGTCAAGAAAAACGACCGCGTCGCAGAGGGACAGCAGATCGGAAAGGTGGGTAGCACCGGGTACTCGACAGGCGACCACCTGCACTGGGAAATCCTGGTAAACGGAAAGCCGGTCAACCCAGCGCAGTACGTCGCAAACCGACAGAAGAGCGACCCACCAAAGCCCGCGATCAGGAACAGGGTGGCCGCCCCGCAAAAGGCCGCAGAAGCCCCTGTGAGCCCCGTAGAGGCCCCGGCGACCCCGAAACCCAAGGCGGCCCCCAGGAAGCCCTCAAAGCCCCGTACAGCCCCCAAGAAAGGCACCCAGTCATGACCCTATCAATCAAGTGGCTCCCATCCCCAAACTTCCGCAAACAGCGCGGCATCAAGAAGACCAGCATCACCCTACACTGGATGGCAGGCAGGCTAGCGGGAACAGACCGCACCTTCGCTAACCCGGAGAGCAAGAAGTCCACCCATTACGGCGTGGCAGGCAACAAGGTACACCAATACGTAGACGAAAGAGACTACGCGTTCGGCAACGGGCACACCCAGGCAAACAAGACCTCCATCTCAATCGAGCACGAAGGCGGGTGGCGCCTGACCACGGGAAAGTACGCAAAGCCCAGTAAGGCGACCCATGAGACCAGCGCGCGCCTAGTCGCAGCGATCGCACGCCGTCACGACCTAGGCACCCTGAAGGTGGGGAAGAACGTATTCCCGCACAATCACTGGGTAGCCACGGCCTGCCCGGGAAGCCTGGACATCGAGTACATCGTACGCCGCGCAAACGAGATAAACAGCCCGGACGGAAAATAAAATAAAATAGCCCAAAAGGGCGACCAATCCAAAAACAGGCCGATAGACATTACATCAGGAACAATCCTGACCAAGTAAGAGAGGCCTAACATGGCATCAGTAACAGAGGCGATCGCAGCACTAGCGCTAGCCACATCAATAGGAACAGCAGGGTTCGTCGGATACACAGACCCATTCAACGGGGTAGAAGGCGAAACCCTCCGAGCACAACTCGGCATCTCGAAGCCGGTGTACGACTGCGCGGTAGACGTCCTAGCAGGCAAAGACGTAGACGGCCTAGTCGCATTCATCGAGAACGAAGCGGCAACCGCAGGTGGCCCGGATGAGACACCAACAGCAAAAGCACTCCGATACTGCGTGTACAAGGATCCGTTCGGATGGTACGGCACCGAGAACGAGTGGGCCATCGAACTACTACACACGGAGACCTGGAAGTGAACGCCCGCAAAAACGCGGAGCGCATCCGCACCTGCCTAAAACACATCATCGCAGAGAGCGCACGTCTCGAACGCATAAACCCAATCCCATCCAGACCGATCAACGTATACAACCTATACGAAGCAGCGGAAAACCGGGTCGCCTGGAAAGTCATCCTTCGTCACGAATACCCAGGGGCGATCAACGCAACAATAACATTCGCAGACGGCATCATCTGGGACTTACGAACAGGGGAGCAACGATGAAGTACGGCGACCGTTTGTATCTAAACATCGGTGAACACAAAATACAAATCTCGGCAGATGCCATCATAATCAACGGCACAATACTGGCGCCAGGGTTCCTGAAGGACGCACGTAGACAAATGACAGAGATCTACGCTGGGCGAATGAATGATAAGAAAGCAGCGAAAGCCATGATCGGTCTGATGGATGAGGAGACCATAGAAATCGAATACCTAACCTTCGTCGCAGACAGCCTAAATAGCATGAAAGAGGGGAAACAGTAATGCCAAACGCAGACGACGTATACATGAAGATCCTGCGCAACCGTATCAAACTCCACTACGAACTACAAGGCCTAGACCAATACACGATCGAACTCATGGTCGCGCTAATGGACAACGATACGGTACTATCGCTAAACAGGGTACTTTTAGAGGAACGCCCCCGACAACAATAGAAGTGCGGCCCTCGGGCCACCAAAGAACCCCCGCCGGGCGAGGCAATCTCCCCAAACGTACCCGTCTCTCTTCCGGGTACAAGGGTCGAGAAATAGACCCCCGGCGGGGGTTCGTCACGTCCGCGCCTAAACAGGCCCAACAACAATAGGTAGCATGGAAAACAACGAGCCGCGCGACAACGAAGCCCTCTTCGCAGAGGCCGCGATCACCTGCTGGGAACGAGCCGTCTATCACGCGGAGCGAGCAGAGCAGATGATGCTCAACCTTCACCTGATCATACAGCAGGGCCGATCCGCGATAGAAGAGCAACAGGCAGTAGCAGCGGCATACCTAGGCCTCGGAGGTTACGGCGGAGACGCCGCAGCATACGCAGAACTCAACATCCCATACGACGACCGGGACACCGAAGGATACCAGTAACCCATGACCGAACTACCGAAAGACCCTGCGGTACGTGCGAGACTAACTAAACTACTCGAAGACCGCGCATACGCAACCTCGTGGCGCTGCGACCTACCAACGTGCGACGGCAAACCACACGACGGAAAACCAAAACACGCCCGAACCGAACAACGCCCGCCGTGGGGTCGCACACTCCAACTCGAAGACGGGCAGACAGTAGACGTCAAGCGCTGGTATCTGCGAGGCGGTCGAGGATCAGGGAAAACCTGGGCAGGCAGCCGCGCGCTCGCAGAACTCATCCTGTGGTATGGTGGAGTAGACGAAGACGGAAGCCGCCGATCATACGGCGTTATCGGGCCGACCTTCAAGTACACCAAGGAAACCCTGATCGAGGGTGACAGCGGTCTCATCGCAGCGCTCGGAGGAGAGAACGGCCCATACATCGAAGCGTACAACCGAAGCACCGGACAGGTACTCATGGTGAACGGCGCAATCGTATACACGGCAGGTGCTGACAACAGGGGACAGGGCATCGAAGGAAAGAACATCAGCGCCATCTGGCTCGACGAGGTAGGCCTCTGGGCAAACAACCGCTGGAAATACGTGTGGACACAGGCGATCCGATACGCAGTACGTAAAAGCCCAGCGCTCTACATCATCACAGGTACCCCGAAACAGGGACACCCATTCGTACAAGAACTCATCAAGGACGAGCGCGTATACACGGCGGTCATGGCGACCAAGGATAACAAGGAAAACCTACCGGAAGACCTGCTCCGCGAATGGCAGGAAACCTACGGAGGAACGCGCATCGGTCGACAGGAACTAGAAGGCGAAGTCCTAAACGACGTAGAAGGCGCGCTATGGTCGTGGCAGCAGATCGAAGCAACCCGCCTAACGACCCCGCCGAAACCATCCGACCTCCTACAAATCGTAGTAGGCTTCGACCCAGCAGTAACCAGCACGGAGAACAGCGACGAACACGGCATCGTCGTGGCAGGGCAACTAGCGGGAGACCCGGCACACTATGTGATCCTGGACGACCTATCGGGCCGCTACACCGTACTCGAAGCCGTACAGGTGGTCGTAGAAGCATACCATAAGTGGCAGGCAAACTCGGTCATCGCGGAGGTCAACAACGGCGGAGACTGGATCGCAGCCACATTCAGAACGCACCCGACAACAATACCGGTAACGACTATCACAGCATCACGCGGAAAAAGACTACGTGCAGAGCCGATCGCGGCATTATCAGAACAGGGACGGCTCCACATGCTCGGAACACACCAAGACCTAGAAGACCAGATGACAACCTGGTCACCGCTATCGACAGCCGGTTCACCAGACCGCCTCGACGCAATGGTATGGGCAGTGACCGCGCTACACGAAAAGGGCGTAGCATCCCGCGCGTTCGTAGGTAAACACAGCATCTCTATAAGGAGCAACTAATGGCCATCTTCGATAGACTACGAAACGCGGGCAACAAGCGAGCCGTACAGGTCGTCGGCCCGAACGGGGAACAGGTCAACCGAGTAGACCTAACAGGCACCTGGGCTAGCGCGATCGGTGGCCGCAACGACGGCAACGCCGAACTAACAAAACTGCGCCCAAACGCAGACGAAGTATTCAAGATCAGCAGCACCGCAGCCCGATGCATCGACCTCGCAGTAGATAACCTATCGAGCCGCGACCTCGAAGTGCTATCACCAACAGGCGAGCCGGTAGACCACTACCTAGAACGCATCTGGAACGAAGCACCAAACCCATCACAGAGCGCCCGCCTATTCAAGAAGGCAATCTGGTACCGCGTACTCCTACACGGCGAAGCAATCGTCGTACTTGACCGAGGCGCCTCACGTGTAGACGACGCGAAGACAGCACACATCCACTACGGAAACGTACGAGTACGCCTAACCAAGCCCACACCGCAGGCGCCGCAGGGCGACATCCTCGCATACGAGATCGAAGTAGAAAACAAGTGGTATACCCTCGCGCCATCCGAAGTACTCTGGCTGCGCGAACCAGACCCATCGAACCCATGGAAATCCAGGGCGCCAATCGACGCAGCGCTAGAAAGCATCGGCCTAGCACGCGCAGCACGTGGATGGCAGGCGGGGCAACTCGCAAACGGCGCAAACCCAAACGGTATCGTACAGGTACTCGGAACACCGAACAGCGAAGAGGAATACTTCCTGATCCGCGACGAAATCGAAGCAGCCCTAACCGGGCCTTCATCAGCGGGCCGTATCGCAATCCTCGCAAGCCCAACAGAAGTCAAGTTTACACCAACCTCGCAGACCGCGCAGGAACTCGCATACCTTGACACCCTGAAAATGACCGACGAGCAGATCGCAAACGCGCTCGGCACCCCGCTAGACCTCATCGGAGGACAGCGCACATACCAGAACCTCGACGCAGCGTGGCGCATCTACTGGGAAGGTACACTACTACCATACCTAGCGCTCGGCGGATCAGAGATTACCCGACAACTCCTCGCAGGTGGACAGGTAGCCCGGTTCTCCACAGCAGACATCAGCGCCCTACAAGAAGGACAGGACGCACTCACCGAGCGCGTATCGAAGGCGGTAAACGCGGACATCGTCACACTTGACGAAGCGCGCGAGAAACTAGGCTTCGAGCCACTGCCAAACGGCATCGGAGAACTAACCCTCACCGCATACCGCGCAGCATTCGGAGCACAGGCAGCCCCGGCAGCCGCACGCTCAACAGTAGAAGCACCCGAGGGCCGCTCAACTTTTAGGTTAGCCACCGGGCCGACAGCGCTAGTCTCCGACATCGATGACACACTCATCATGTCAGACGGTACGCTAAACGCATCGGTGGCTAAATACATCAACGATTACAAAACACAGGCAGTAAGCAAGATCATCCTCGTAACGGGCCGCTCAATAGAAGACCACGAAAAGACCGTATCAGAACTCGAAGCACTCGGTATCGCATACGACGAACTACACGAACGCGACTTCGGCAGCCCAGCGCAGACCAATGAATATAAAGCATATAAAATCGGCAAACTGCTCGAAACCTACAACGTCCGCATCGCAATCGATAACGACGCAGAAGCGCGCAAGGCATACCGGGACGCAGGGGTACCGCTAGTCCTCAACCCAGCAGGGTTCAAGGAAGCAGAAGCCGTCCAGGAAAGCCGCGCAGTTAGCGTACCAGAGTACATCCGCGAAAACGCAAAGCGCGGCCTAGCATACCTCGAAGAAGGTTTCGGCGGAGACGGCCTAACCGATCAGACTATCGCAGAGGCACGCGAAATCGCAGCGGGCTCAATCAGCGAAGACAAGGTACGCCGCATCGGGCCATGGATCGCACGTCACCTCGGAGACCTCGACGCACCGGCAAACAGTAACCAGGAAGACCCAGGATACCCAGGCAACGGCCTAGTCGCACACCTCCTATGGGGAAGCGGCCCAGACAGGGTCACCTCCAACAGGGTACGCAGGTGGGCAGAGCGTGAAGCAGCGAAGGCAGAGAAGGCTGAAACGGGGCTCGGGCTACACACCCGCGAAATCGACACCGAACTCGTAACCCGCAGCCTTGACAACCTGGAAATCCAGGCACGCCGCATCGTAGCACGCCTAGCCGAAGCGCAACTCCGCGACGCCAAAAAGCGCCTACAACGCAACGTGCGCGACACCTCAATCCCGGCAGACGCAAGCATCGTCTTCAACGCAGCCGCCTGGGGAGAGCGCGCATACGAATACCTTCTACCAGTTATCGCCCGCGCACTTGAAGAGGGCTTCGCGCAGACAGCCAAAACCCTCGGGGCAAACCTAAACCTAGACGAGTACGTAACGATCGCCGCAGACGCACGCACACAGATCCTGGTAGACCAGGTCAACACGACCACCGCAACAATCCTACAAGACCGCCTAACAGCCGCAGCAACAGCAGACCGCCTAACCGTAACCGAATACACCGCAGCCCTAGAAAAGACCTTCGGTGAACTATCAGGATACCGCGCAGAGACCATCGCGCGTACCGAGATGCTCGGATCATACAACGGGGCATCTCGCCAGGCGGCAGTAGACAGTGGAGTGCCGGTGGGCCGCGAGTGGCTCGCAACTAACGGAGCGCGCACTAGACCAAGCCACCAAGAACTAGACGGATACCGTACATCGTCAATGGTGGATCAGTACCCGAACGGCCTAATGTTCCCCGGAGACCCAGACGGAGACCCAGAGGAAACAGTAAACTGCCGCTGCGTAGAACTCTACGTAACGGACTACAACACAGGAGGAACCTCAACAAATGAGTAAACAACAGACAATCGTACGCAGCATCGAACTGCGCGCAGTACCAAAGCAGGGGGAAAACTCATTCGAGGGCCTCGCATGTAAATACGGCGTGGTAGACGCATACGGAACCACATTCATGCCGAACTGCTTCACGCGCGGCGGACTAGACGACACAGTATACGCGTTCCTATGGATGCACGACCCAAGCAACCCAGTAGGCACATTCTACGCGGAAGAGCGCGCAGACGGCCTATACATCGTAGGTAAGTGGGACGATACCACCGCAGGCCGCGACGCCCGCGCAGCAGCCATGTCAGGATCCGCAGCAGACCTATCGGTAGGCTTCACCTGGTATAAGGAAGACGGCGCAGGGGACAACATCACCATCGCACGCCTCACAGAGGTATCACAGGTCACAACCCGCTTCGGCGCAGTACCAGGTAGCGCGCTAACAGCAGCCCGTGCAGTACTCATGGCAGAAGACGTACGCGCAGGCCGCGTGCTATCAAGCAGCAACGAGGAAGCACTCCGCGCAGCCGTAGAACTCATCAACGCCGTACTCGCACAGGCATCAACCGACGACAGCAACGACGACCAGCCAGACGACAGCAACGACGGCGCTCGCTGGACAACCGAGTACACCCAGGGAACCCCGGAGCACCAGCAACAGGGTACACCAGAAGCGGAAGAGTTCGAGCAGGCAGCAGAAGCAGGCGAAGTCGTAGAAGACCAGCCAGCAGAAGAGCCAGCGGCAGAAGAAAACCCGGTATCGAAAAAGCGCGCAGCACAGATCGAAGCGCTCGCACGCTACATCGAGACCCTGAACTAACATAAACTCCGTAGGCGCCCTAACGAGGGGTCAAGGGGCGCCTACGGTCTCAACAGCAGACCCTGAACCGAGGAAAGAATGTCCGACATCAACAGCACACCAGAAGCGGCGGCGAAGAAACCGCTGATCAGCCCAAAGGCAAAAGCCCTACTAGGCTCCTGGCTTCGCGTATTCGTAGGAGCGCTCATCGCAGCAGTCCTCGGATCACAGCAGGCACCATGGGAGTGGACAGCAGACGCAAGCCTAAACTTCGTATGGTCGGGCGTATCAGCGACACTGCTCGTCATCTACAACTACCTAAACCCGGCAGACACCCGTTACGGCGTAGGCTCGGAACCAACCACCGAGGAGTAACCGCCATGGTCATCTCAACAGAGGGCCTACTTGCAACAGCGGCAACAGTAACGGCGATCCTCATAATCATCGGGGCCGCCGGAAAGTTCTACCGCATCGCCCGCAAGGTAGAAAAGGCGATCGGCGAGGATAAGGACGGGCGTTCCGTATCGGAGCGCCTGGGTCGCGTGGAGCACCAGGTATTCCCAAACGGCGGCGGTAGCCTATCAGACCAGGTCAAAGAGGTCAAGGAAGCGATCGCGGGCGTACAGGCAAAAACCGACACAATCGAACACCTGCTGAATACCCTAGTACAAAACGAACGCACCCGACAACAATATGAAGTGATGGGGACGCCGCCACCCAGAACCGTAAGAACCCCGGCAGCGAAGAAAACTAAACCAACCACCAAATAAGGAAAGGTAGTCCCCATGGACATCCAGAAACTACAAGCAGAGGCACGCGACCTCGCTGCCATCGCCAAGTCCGGCGATGCAACCGAAGAGCAGATGGCTCGCATGGCAGAAATCGCAACCACCCTTGAAGCACGCAAGGCACAGGCAGACGTAGCAGCACGCGCAATCGCAGCAGCAACCGACAGCACCGTAGCAGAGACCAAGGCAACCGAAGAGGCTCCAACCTCTATGGGTGCTGCGTTCGTACGCTCAACCAACCCAGCAAACCGTGAGCGCTCAGAGCGCGTCGAGGTTCGCGCAATCACCACAAACGACATCGTAACCAACCCTACCCTGGTCAACGTGGCAACCCCGGCAGTCAAGGCGCCATTCGCCTCTGCTGTAAAGGTCGAGCGCGTATCAACCGGTAGCGTAGACTACATCACCAAGAACGTAACCTACGGCGCAGACGTAGTCGTTGAGGGTCAGTTGAAGCCAGAGACCATCGTATCATACGAGCCAACCTCTGTCGTACTTGACACCATCGCTAACTACATCGACGTAACCCGCCAGGCATTGAAGGACGACAACCGTCTAGCAGGCCTAATCGATGGCGACCTTCGCGACGCTATCGTACTATCAACCGAAACCAAGATCGCAAACGCTATCGCAACTAACGTAGCAATCGGAACCTCAGGAGCAACCTCCCTGAAGGACGCAATCCGCTTCGCTATCGCAGACGTAGAGGCAGCGGGCTATGAGGCTACATCAGTAGTCGTAAACCCAACTACCCTAGCGATCCTTGACCTCGAAGTATCGGGTTCATTCCGCCTAGTAGACCGCAACGCAACCATCTGGGGCGTACCAGTCGTAACCTCAAACCTAGTACCAGCAGGTCAGGCATACGTAGGTAACATCGCAGCAGCAGTAACCTGGTTCGCACAGGACGGTGTAGACGTATACACCACCGACAGCGACGCTGACAAGTTCCGCAAGAACATCATCACCGTGCTAGCAGAGATCCGCGCGAAGGCAGCAGTTGTTGCCCCAGCAGCAATCCAGAAGGCAGTAGTAGTCGCACCGTAATCGGCGACTAACCGACCACAGTAGAGGGGTGGGGAACCGGAGTTCCGGCGCCCCACCCCTCTCATCGTATCAACCAGTAAAAGGAGCAGGGACATGGCATACTGCCAAACATCAGACGTAGAGCGCTACATCACCCCGGCAGCAGGCGCAAACGTCGCGGGCGCTATCACGGCAGCCCAGAAACAGGTAGAACAGTATACCGGCGACCTGTTCGAACCAACCACAAAAACCATCTACACCGAGACCAACCGAAACCATGTCGCAGACCTGCCATACAGCACAATCAGCATCACCGAAGTAAAGTCAGCAGACACCGAAACAGCATTAGCAGCAGACGCCTGGACATTCGAGAACGGCACAGTACCGCGCATCAGAATAAGCCTAATCAACGCGTGGAGCATCCTCATCGCAGGGGCAGAGCCATACTCATACCGCAGCACACAGGTCGCACGCCTAAACGTAACAGGCACATTCGGAACCGCAACCGTACCAGCACCGATCGCCCAAGCAACAGCGCTCCTCGCAGCACAGTTCCTCGCATCCACAGGCTTCGGCGCACTAACAGCGGAAGCCCAGGCGCTCATCGGAGTACCTGCAGACGTAGCCACAATCAGCGTAGAAGGCTACTCGGTCTCATACAGGGATACAGCAACCTCGACAGGTACCGAAGCGACTACAACAGGCCTACCAGCAGTAGACCGCCTCGTAGCGCCATACCGTCGCACCAAGCGCGCTCGGTGGTTCTAATGTTCGCCGGGCCATCACTAACTAGCCACGCAGCAGCAATCTATCGACAGACCGCTGGCGTGGACGCAGAAGGCACCCCGCTACAAACCTACGCACAGGTAGGTGCATTTAGGGGTGGGTTCGGCAGCGTCTCAACCGAAAAAGCAAACGTCGTAGGCGACGGTGGCCAAAAGGCAGACGCAGCGATCAGCACACTCGGAGACCCAGGCGTACACGTCGGAGACAAAATCAACGTAGCAGGCCGCGACTGGAAAGCCATCGGAGTACGCGCATCAGGGCCATACACTCGCATCCTACTATCAGCCTGGGGGACAACCAGATGAAGATAGACGCGACAGAGTTCATCCGTAGCGCACGGGCGCAAATACAGGCAATCGCACAGCAGGCAGGCGAAGAGGTCATCAAGGCCGCATACGAAACCAGCAACGAAGCGAAGCGACGCACCCCGGTGGACACTGGCGCACTCCGATCAGGCTGGCAGGTGATCGACGTAAAAAGAACACCATACGGGGCAGAAGCAACCGTCATAAACAAAACCAAATACGCACGAACCGTAGAATACGGAAGCCAGGCGCACACGATCCGCGCCAAAAACGCGAAGGTGCTGGCAAACCGCAAAACGGGCCAGTTCTTCGGGCGATCGGTGGATCACCCGGGCACCAAAAAGCAGCCAATGCTCGGCCCCGCCATCTCCAAAATCCTACCAGAACTAAAACGCAGACTGAAAGGGCTATAACACATGACCACTCCACAGACCGTAGCCGGAGCAATCCGGGCACACCTGGCAGCCCTGTTCCCAGACCTCGCCATCTACCGCAACGAAGCACCAGAAGGCACAGAGGCCCCGGCAGTGGTCATCACCGATAGCATCTCGATCGGAACCGAAAACCTAGGCGAAGACATCCTGCTCAACGAACAGGTACAAGTAGACCTATACCTGGACTACGCGGAAGTCTCATACCTGGCAGACAACATTCACAGCGCACTACACCGAGCGCCAATCCAGGTGCCGGGATCGCAAATCCACCGCGTAAACGTCATCGAGCGCGTGACCACAACGACCGATACCGGAAACGACACAGGCGTAGAGCGCATCACCTATACCGTACAGGTGCGACGCCGTATCGGTATCTCGGCACAGGGCGTATACCCAATCGAACCGCCGCTCACACAACTGCAAGCACACGAAGCGCAGACCACTAACGTACACGGCATAGCAAACACGGTAGAACTGGAAACCCAAACGGGTGCCCAGGCGAAGGCAGACAACGCGCTATACGCAGCGAACGCATATACGGACGCAGCAGTCGAAGGCATCTCAGCCCCCGACCTATCTGCATACGAAACGATCGTGGGCGCTCAGGCAAAGGCAGACGCGGCAGAAGCAGACGCAAACACCTACACCGACGACGCCATCGCCGCCATCCCACCCGTAGACCTATCTGCATACGAAACGATCGTGGGTGCTCAGGCAAAGGCTGACGCGGCAGAAGCAGACGCAAACACCTACACCGACGACGCCATCGCTGCCATCCCACCCGTAGACCTATCTGCATACGAGACCATCGTGGGTGCTCAGGCAAAGGCTGACGCGGCAGAAGCAGACGCTATCGCGGCCTCTAATGCTTACACCGATCAGGAAGTGGTCGAACTAACCAACGGCACCACCGACTTCGAGGCCGCTCAGTTCAACACCACAACGCCCGGAACTTCTGGCGTTGGCCGCCTAACCTGGAATGCCACAGACGGTACGCTTGACCTGGGTCTCCTGGGTGGCAATGTTACCCTACAAGTAGGCCAAGAGAGCGTTCAGCACGTAAACAACCGCACCGGCTCAGCATTCACCGACGGCCAGGTCGTCTACGTCAACGGATCACAGGGCAACAGGCTCACCGCAGCCCTCGCGCTCGCAACTAACGACACCCTATCTGCCAGAACCTTCGGCGTCGTAACAGAACCGATCGCCAACAACCAGTCCGGCTTCGTCACTACCTCGGGCCTTGTCCGCAACATCGATACCAGCGCGCTGCCCGAAGGCGCGGCGATTTATCTCTCCTCAACCGTACCCGGCGGGCTTACCGCAACCAGGCCCCTAGCGCCAAACCACGGAGTGCTCGTCGGCTGGTGTGTTCGCCAGCACGCAACCGTTGGAAGCATTTTCGTTCACGTTCAGAACGGCTTCGAACTGGGCGAACTTCACAACGTGCTAACAAACGGCACTCTCGATGGACAAGTGCTCACCTATGAGGCATCTACAAGCCTGTGGAAGCCGAAGACCCCGGCGGGCGGAGGATCAAGCGGCGGCACCTATCAAGGCGCCTGGGACGCAGGCACAACGTATAGCGGGAATACCATGGTAACCTATAACGGGAGCATGTACGCCGCAACAGGCACACCGGCAGCAGGAGCAGCGCCAAGCGCCTTCTACCCTACCTTCAACAGCAATCTAACCGGAAGCGACTGGACGCGCTTCAATGTGGCATCCCTGGCCTCCCCAGTAATCACGATGATCAACAACACGGGCAATACCAACTCGCAGGCCTATAACTCGACAACAAACCTGGTAAACCTATCAAACAGGGCGACCTCAACAGTACGAGTAACCCAGGCGGTAGACCTGAGTATCACCGGTGGTGCTGACGGCATGTTCGTAGGCTTCTTCCCAAGCACGTTCACTCCAACGGCGCTATCGACCTGGTGGTCACAGACTACTGCAATGTCAGTATTCATCGACATCTTCAATAACCGCATCGCGCTAAACACGAACGGAACGGTCTTACAGACAGCGGCAAACGCGGCACTACGAACAACCAGCAGCGCCCTCTTCGACGCATACAGGCTCGAATGGACATTCACATCTACAAACACCAATGTCACAGTATACCGCAATAACATCCAGTTAGCATCGTTCACCTTCACGCAGAATGCGGGGCAGGTCTCCATGCGAGACGGCCTTGCAGCAGCATCGGGTGGCTCAACGGGTATCTTCAAGGCCCAGAACTATACCAGAAGCAATACCCCTATCGTCAACACCGGCTGGCAGAGACTATATACCCTACCATAGCACCAGAACGCACCCAACAACAATAACCCTGACCCAAACAACCCAAGAAAGGCCGCTGACATGTCAGACCTAACCACCCACGTATTCGGTGCACAGCACGCCGAAATCGCAGAACTAATCACCGACGGGGCAACCCCTGTCTACGGTACCCCGCTGGACATCCCGGGTATCAAGAGCATCAACGCAACCGTGTCCTCCAAGAGCGAAGAACTTCGCGGAGACAACGGCCCGCTGGTCAAGGAAACCCTCGTCGAAAACATCGAAGTAGAGATCGAGTTCGCTAAATGGGATGCACGCATCTACGCACTCGTAACAGGCGCAACCCTAACCGTAGAAGTTGACGGATCATACTCCGTATCATACGAAAAGGGCGCAGTACCGAAGGAGTTCAGCCTTCGCGGACAGGCAGCAAGCGCAACCGGTGGAGCGGCCGTAGAGGTCTTCTACCCTAAACTAAAAATCAGCAACGTGCCAGACATGGTCGGCCTATCGGAGGAAACCTTCAAGACCGTAACCCTAACCTGCGACGCGCTACCAAACGCTAACGGCCAGTGGTTCGACTTCTCGTTCACACTATAACACCAGCCAAATAGCGGCCTCCCGGGTCTACCCGGGAAACCCACGGGTCAACTCCCGGGGGAACATCAGGGACTACCCCGGGTGCTCCCCCGGGAAACCGGGAAACCATCCCGGGAAGCCCACGGGAAGAGGGAGGGAAACCCCCAAAACCAAGCAACACAGACCCCTACCAGAGGAGAAGCATGTCAACCGAAAACCTATCATCGAAAATCCTGCTACAAGGGCAGACGATCGCCCTCGCAAACGGCGAGACAGTTACGATCAAGTACGGCTTCGCAGCCCTAGCGGTCATCGAACGCGAGTACGGATCAATCCAGGGCCTCGTGGCTAAACTATCAGACACGAACGGCGAAGTCATCTCCACCCTCGGATACGCACTATGGGCAGGAACCAGCCGCAACGTAGCAGTAGAGGCCTTCCTCGACCTACTCGACCCGCGCAAGATCCAGGAATACTCCGAAGCCTTCGGCACAGCGCTATCAGACGCGATGCCACCGGGGGACAGCACACCGGGGGAAGCCAAGGCCGCGACGGAAGCGGCCAAGAACTAACGATCCCATGGGACGAGTGGTACTACGCAGCCACCGTCCTATTCAACAAAACAGATGAAGCGTTCGCCCTAATGACGCCCGCGCAAATGTACTACCTATCGCAGCAACACGCCAAGTACAACTCCGCAGGGGACAGCCAGAACGCACCCGACAACAATACAGGTAGCAAGGCTGCCCGGGTCAACAAACTAGACCCAGACAACCCGAACACCCTGGCCGTCCTCGTAGGCCTTCGGGCAATGAAGGTACCACGCAACCCGAAGAAGAAATCGGAATAGGAGACGGCACACCATGGAAAACATAGCGCCACTAAAAGTCACGTTCGCCGTAGATACAAGCGGCCTACGCAAAGCAGAGAGCGCAGTCTCTAACGTCGGTAAAAACGTAACCGGTAAAATGGGCGGCTTCGGTAAAGCCGCAGGTATCGCCCTCGCCGCAGGTGTAACAGCAGGGCTAGTAGGCATCGGGCGAAGCGTAAGCCGCCTCGTAGGAGACGCAGTCCTATCAGCCGAAGACGAAAACGCATCTAAGGCACGCCTCGACAACATCGCCAAATCCATGGGCATCTTCGGTGACCAGGCAACCAACGTGTCGAAGCGCCTGCAAGACCTCGCAGACAAAACCTCGCTAAACACCGGTATCGACGATGGCGCGATCCGTATGACACAGGCGAAACTTCTAACATTCAAGGAACTCGCACTAACCGCAGGCACCGTAGGCGGAGAGTTCGACAGAGCGACCAACGCAGCGCTAGACCTTGCAGCAGCAGGTTTCGGTACCGCAGAAGGCAACGCAGTACAACTCGGTAAAGCACTAAACGACCCAATCAAGGGCCTAACCGCACTCTCCAAATCAGGCGTTACCTTCAACGAAGAAGAAAAACAGCGCATCAAAACCCTCGTCGCATCCAACAAGGTCGGCGAAGCGCAGAAGGTCATTCTAAAAGCCATCGAAACCCAGGTGGGCGGAACGGCAGAAAAGACCGCAAAGGGTAGCGAGAAAATGGCTCGCGTCTTCGACAACCTAAAAGAGGACATCGGAAACGCGCTACTACCAGCGGTAGAAAGTTTCCGAGGAGCAATCCTCACTGCGATGCCATCAATCCAGGAGAAACTCGTTCCAGCGATCGCAACGCTCGGTGAGAAAATCGCAACAGACCTCGTACCAAAACTAATCGACGCACTGCCAGCAATCACAGCAACCCTAGGATGGTTCATCGATAACATCGAGGGCATCATGGCATTCACCGGAGTGCTCGGAGGCCTCATCGGAACCATGAAGGTGCTAAACGTCGTCACCGCACTACAAGCGGGCATCTTCAAGGCACACCCAATCCTGGCCCTCGCATCAATCCTCATTCCCCTAATCGCATACCTGGTAACCCTGGGCATCAAGAGCGGCTACTTCTCAAAGGTATTCAAGGGCGTAGGAGATGCAATCAACCTAGTCGGCGCTGTCATAAGCGGCGTAGTAGAAAACACCAGCGCAGCGATCAGCGGGTTCTTCACCGGCCTGTTCAACTTCCTCGGTAGCGTAGGCGAAAACCTATACAACTTCGGTAAAGAGGCATGGCAGCGCTTCGTACAGGGAGCGCTAGACGCACTACTCACGCTGCCAAACCTCGCCGCAGACATCATCGGTAACATACCATTCATCGGAGAAGGCATCTCAAATACGATCAAGGCGGGCACCGGAGCAGTGCGACAGGTAGTATCTAACGTAACCGGAACGAAGAACACGGCAGCGCCAGCGCAGGGAAACCAGCAGATCAACTACTTCAACGTATCAGCGCAAGGCTTGACCGTAGACGCGGTGGCAAAAGACAGCCGCCGTAAGGCAACCCTATCTGCACCAGTACTCGGAGGAGCATAAACATGGCCCGTCAAATCACCGTATCGCGCACCGAACTCGGCCTAACCCCGCTCAACCTAAACGATCCAACAAACGGATACTACGTATCGGATGAATGGAAACCGGGCGGCGTCCTCTGGGAACGTCACGAAAGCGCAACAAGCCCATTCGCGCACGGCTCAACCATCATCGCGCAACGCAAAACTAACGTAGAAGAAATCTTCACCTTATACGTTCTAGCAAGCAACCAGACCGAATACAACACGCGCATAAACGCACTACGCGCTGCCTTCGCCCAGTTCCGCTATACCGTAGCGATCAACTGGGACGCCCTGACAGTCACCTACGACGCAGTAGGCGCAGCAGACATCACGCTCGCCGGTGGACAGGCAAACCCGGTACTCCACCGCGCAGGCTGGCACGCATTCGAAATCACATTCCCACGTAAGCCACAGTAAAGGAAGCCCCCGCCATGAGCACAGGAAACATCCGCAGCATAGACGCAAACTCCGCACTAGATACCCTGGTGAACAACTGGGGCACACTATCGCTCGCGCTATCAACTACGCAACCCGTACTATCAAACGGTGACATCGTAGGATACACAGAGCCATCGGGCGGATCCTACGCACGCGCATCGGTTCCAACATCCTCATGGGCGCCGGCGGCAAACCGAGTAAAGGTAACCGACACAGACATCGACTTCCCGGCGCCAACAGGCAACTGGGGATACGTAGGCTACGTGGTCGCATTCACCGCAGCGGGAACCCCGGTCTTCTACGGTACCCTAACCCAGGCGCTCAACATCGTCACAGGCGGTCAAGACCTACGCATCGGAGCAGGCACACTCTCAATCGCATTCCCCGCAAACTAACCGAGGAGGACAACCGAAATGGCATTCTTCATAGCGCGCGGTGGTACGACAATCAACAACATCTACTACTCGTACATCTCCATCTCCTACGACGGCATCAACTGGTCGGCCCCCACCCAAACAAACGCGCTCGCAAACCTTGGCCGAATCCGTACGGGCCAGGGTCTATTCCTCGCCCAAAACCAAACCGCTAACCCGAACGGTGGAGTTGACACTCTCGCAGTGTCAGCCGACGGCATCAACTGGTCATACCGCTACTACACATTCACCCCGGGCGGGCCGGTTACCCAGAAAATCACCGGCCCAATCATCTACGGAAACGACACATTCGTAGACATCGACTTCTACTCATCTGGTGGCGATAATCTATCGCTAACCTCGCCAGACGCATACAACTGGACAAATCTCGGCGGCGCTAACATCAGTAGCCTCACGGAGAGCCTAAACGGGTTCGGCGACTACGGCAATGGCGTCTACGTCCTCGGAACCTCATACACATCGTACGGCGAACCGACACTACACGTATCAACAAATGGTGGCGACACCTTCGTGGAAAAGAGCATCCTCGGAGCGCCAACGGGAACCACTTCCAGTCATGGTATCTTCACCATCGGGTACACCGGGTCGGCCTGGGTCGGACTAAAAACGGTCGGCAGTGGAGTATACGACTTCCAAAGCACCGACAACGGCGGCACCTGGACAAGCCCAGGAACCCAGTTCGGCTCCTGGCTCACTAACCAGGCATCATGCACCTCGCCAGAGAACGTCGTCTACGCAATCGGAAGAACCGCAACCGGCCCATCGATAGCGGTCAACGCAGGTAGCGGCTGGGTCATCTCCGCACTACCAAACTTCCACACCGGCGTAAATGGCTCGACCAACTACGCCGACATCACGGCGTTCGGCAGTACGATTGTTATCGTGGGCTCATACCGTGACGCTGGCTCCTCAATCAACAACGGTCTCATCATCACCTCGAACGACAACGGCGCAACCTGGACACGCACAGACGGCGGAGCCTGGGGAGCACTACCAGTCAACAACGCCGGAAACAACGCACCAATCTACGACGCGGGAGCATACTCGGTCGGAGTAACGCCAATCGAGCAGACAACCGACATCTCGGCAACCCTACGATACAACGCACCGGCGAGCACGGGATACGACAGCCTAACCCTATACAGGGTCGCAAAGGACTTCCGCTTCGGGGGCACAGGGCAGGCCTTCCCGATCCCTCCGCGCAGCGAAGACGGTCGACCATACTACGAAAACGCATACGACCCATCCAACCCAACAGTTATCTTCACGACCGAACCAGGGCAACTACCGTATCACGAAGAGGTAGTCGAAGAGTGGGGCAAAATCGCAGTCCTCATCAACAACCAGGACGTAACCTTCTACCGAGACACGGCAACGATCGTAGAGAACGTGGCCTGGCAATCCTTCGGAAACTTCGAAACCGCAAGCCTCTTCCTACCAAGCGTAACGGTCTTCGACAACCTCGGAGTAGCCCGACCAACCCTAACATCAGGAACGGGAGGCGGGCTACTACCCACCGCACTGCCATGGCTATATGACAGCGCGCCAGTAGAAATCAAGCGCCTACTACCAGACGGCACCCAGCAAACCATCTGGCTCGGAAGCATCAACAACTTCGAGATAGACGGCAGCGGCGTCGGAGTACGCATCTCCGCACACGGCCTCATCTACGACGCAAACCACCAAGTGCTACCCGGCCCATACCGGGAAAACACGGCAGCCCGGCAAACCCCGCAAGACGTCGGACTACTTACCGCAGACGTACTCAACAGCATCGAGGGGCGCTGGTCATACGCAGAACCAGTAGCAATCGGCATTGACACGATCAAGGTACCGAACTGGGATAACGCACTCGACTTCCTGCGCAACCTATCATCGCTCGGCGTGCCCGAACTATGGGTAGACGAGAACGGAAAGCCATACGTAACAGGCAGACCCAACGGATCGCGCCCAGCATCGACGATCGACATCATCGCCGGACAGGAAGGCGTACAACTCGAACTATCACAGGACGGCACAGCGCCAGCAACGGTCATATACGGCTCTGGTAGCCTCCCTGGGGGCACAACGTGGCGAAACGTAGTATACGCCTACCCAAGCCCGTCAAATCCCTCCTACGAGGCGCTACGCTGGCCATTCGACGACCCGAACACCCTAATGATCGTCGGAATGAAGAACTCAGACACGGTAACGAACTACGGCATCACATCCCTATCGAACCGCCTAATGGCGCTCGGAAGACTAACACGCACCTACACCGTATACAACCGCACAATCGAAAACGTCATCCGCGACCTACAAAACGACTGGGGATACGACGAAACCGGAAAGGTCAACGCGGCACTATGGTCGCGCCTAATCGGGGTCGCAGATGTTACCCAGGGCGCCCGCATCGAACCAATCTACATCTCACCGCTCGTAGACCCAGCCTCGCCATCATACGACCCAACCGTGCGACGCGTAGAGCAGTACATCGACTTCGGAGACGACATCACCGTAGACGAGGCGAAGGTCGTAGCAGAGCAGATCGCCATGCGCGACATGATCCGCTACAATACAGGCACCCCGGCAATCTACAAGCAGAACAAGTCCATCACTGGAAACATCAACCTCACCCTATGCCCGATCGGGTACAGCAACCCAGCAACAACAAACGTAGCACGCTGGGACATCAAGCCAGGCGATACGATCCGCATCTGGGGGCACCTATTCGCGCCAATCCCATCAGATACTCACACCTACCCGACCGGAACAACCTGGGAAGGCGGCGACAGCGCAGGATCCGTACTCGTATACGTAAAGCGCGTCGAATGGAACCTCTCCGGAGCACCGACGGTCAACCTGTCCGTATCAAGCCGAAACCTCGAATACAGCGAGTTAGACGCAGCGCAGGAACGCGTAAGGGTATCCAACGCAGAGCAGGCACTGGCCAAAAAGGTCAAGAAAAAGCGCTCCAAAAAGTAGCCACAACCCAGGTTCCCGGCCCCCGGTATTCCGACCGCCGGGAACCTGGGCCGTATAAAGAATACCACTAGAAAACCATAAAGA